CTGTTTTTGTTGTAAATTCAAATCCACTAACTTCACTTAATTCTTCTCTATATAAACTTCCATCATCACCGAACATAAGAGTGTTGCTATATTTTCCAGTAGCATCACGTAAATCATAATATCTACTAATGCCACTACTTGTTCTGTTTACACTTTTTACTTTTATAATATCTTGACTTATACCTAGAGGGCCTACATTATAATCTTCACCTGTAATTAACCTATTTTGTGTATAGTAAGTACTAGGTGCATTTGTTTTTATACTTGCATTAGATTCTGTTGCGTTTGCATTTTCAACAGTATATTGTAATTCTAAAATTATGTTTAAAGTTTCTACTTGTCCTGCACGTGAAAAATACGGTATCTGCACGTTTATGTTTGTCATATCACTAGGATAAATTCTATAATTTTCATTATCGCTAGTTCTATAATATACCTTAAATGTGCCCTTAGGTAAATCTCCAAAGGTGCCGTCGCTAAATGTCAAACTAATTCTATCACTAATTTTACTTTGGACGGTGTAAATTGTTTTAATATTTTTTGAGATACTATTATAGATGATATTATTACCTTCTACTGCGTCTACTTTTGTCCACAACTGATCTTCAAATTGATTAGAATCTAACTTGTAAAGCCAAACATCTGAATTGTTAATATTATCAGTATCAACATTTACAATAGTATTTGGTGTTGGATTTGCAAGAGAAAAGGTGTTATCTTTTAAATTGCCTTGTTTAAAATGCATAAAAAATCCAGTGTTACTATTGCTTGCACCTTGACCGCTATCTCTGTAGAGTATACTAACTTTATTTCCTTGTAGTGGTGGCTCTTCAATTATATCTTGTATATCATCATTTATTTCAGCACTGGTTATTTCAAATTGACGAGTTTTTCCATCAACTTTTTTTGTAAAGGCATATATAGGAATATCTGTATTTGCTGCATTAAGTTTGTATTGTTCGGTTTGTATTCCATTTATTTTACTTTTTTTGATAGGTCTGGTAAAATTATTAAGTGTGGGCATTGAAGCGTTTATAATTTTAATAAATTGCTCATACCAATTTCCGTTAGTATCATCATTCCAAATAACTGTTTGGTTTGCTAAATTATTATTGCTGCTATCAACAATGTCTTCAGTTGTGCTTACACTTACAATTTTAAGTAACCCACTAGCAGGAACGTTTCTACTAGCATTATAACTGATTAATCTTGCTAAACGGAGAATGCTTTCTCTACGTTCAGCAGTTTCAATAAAATTTTCTCTTGCATTTAAGTCAGTACGATATGCAAGATTTTGTCCTAAAAATGCAATTAAATCAATAAGTGCAACATATTCAGAACTTTCAATATAGTCAGTAAAATCTTCAGGGTAGTTTTCCCTTATATAACTAATCATAGTTCTACGTAAATTATCAAAGTCGTAACTTTGGAAATCTGCGTATTTGAAACTTTGATAGATTTTTTTCCAGTCTTCGGTTAAAAGAAGTCTATTTTGTCTATCCGTACTTGACATATGCCACAATCCTTATGTTATGTAATATTTACCTGATTTAATTATATGCGCATATTAAAGTAAACCTGCTTCTTGGTCAAATTTCAGACGCAAAGTTTCGCTAATACTATATTGTAAATAGGTTAATGAACAATCAATTTGTATACCACTTTCGTATGTGTCAACAATTACACTATCTACATTCACACGAGGATCGTAGTTGATAATTTGTGTAACATTTTTTATTATGGCTTCTTTTAAATCTTCTGTAAATGGTTCAAATAAAATATCCCAGATGATTGAACCAAACTCTGGATTTTCAAGTTTTTCGCCTTGCCTAATGTAAAAATGATTTATAATATCTTGTTTAATACAGTTGATATCATATATTTTGAATGATTTAGGATTGGCTACTGTGCTTATACCTCTATACTGTTTACTAACCACAGGCTTATTGTTTTCCGGTGAGGAAATTGTTATTCCTTTATAAAGAGATGCATCATTTGTAGCCATAACATATTTATCCTATAATAATTTCGCCATTATACACTCTACGTGCATATTCACTTACACCTAATCCCGATGCAAGTATTTGAGATTGTAAAAAAGTTGGATTTTTGCCTGTTGCTTCGACTAATTGCGAAAATTCATTACTTTGATTTAACAAAGTATTGACTGTGTAATCATTGGTTTTAGAAGGCAAATCTGCAAGTTGTAATTCTACAATTTGTCCATTTACACATTTAGTCACATTTCCATCTACTTCATTTGACAATGTGTTTTTAAAACCCCATCTTCCGTTGTTCTTTTTAACTAAACATTTACGCATTTCTTTACTTGCTCTTTTTGCAGACTGAGAAAGCGCACGAAATGCAGGATCATTTAATTCTTTAGTTCTATTTCCTAAGCGTTTGCAACTGTTAGAAATGTTTTCTAACTGGGCTGCTGGATTATCACGAAATTCCATATTTCGTCTTATTGTATTTTGGTTTTGATTACTTACTTTTGGTTTTCTTAACTTTTTTCCAATTATATTTGCACCTACACCTAAGACAACACCACCTAAAATTTGTTGTCCACTAACTGGCACACCTCCAATCGAAAATCCAATATTTTTACTAAAGGAATCTAGGTCTTTGTTTACTTGACCCAATACAGGTCCTACACCTGGAATTTTTGTTAAACCTTCACCAATGTCTCCAGTTAGTTTTCCTACTGCATTTCCTAAAGAGCCTGCAAAATTATTCATTGCATTTCCTAATCCTGGACTTAAACTAGATGTCACAGCACCAAGTGCTCCTGATATAGCACTACCTGCTAACATATTACCTATTGAACTACCAAATATGTTAGGTGATAAACCAGACCCTGTACTACTTAAACTTCCTTGTACACCTTGCAAATAAGTGTCAATTGTAATTTCTACTTCTTCATCGGTTACATCTTTGATTACTGTGTCTGCTGGCAAAAGTTGCGTTCTACTAGCGGGCAATCCTGCAAAACTAAATCCTGATTGTGCTAATCCTCCACCTATGGCTTGTCTAAAGAAATCTCCAATGCCTCCTGGTATTTGATTTAAAGCATTATTAATTAATCCACCTGCAATACCTTTTACAACTTGTCCTAAACTCTGACCACTTAACAATCCTCCGACTGCTGCACCAACAACCGGGGGCATCCTACTTACAACATTTCCTATTGCTTGGTTGGCAACACCTCTTACTGTTTGATTAAGAGCAGTTCCTGCTGCCTTTGATATGCTGCCTCCAATTGATTTGAAAATGCCCATTATTCTTCTCTTCCTAATAACTCATTAATTGGAGTTCTGTCTGTAGGTGCACCTCTATCTTCATAATGAAAATCTTGACTGCTTGTTTCAATTGCTTCTGTCTTATCAGGTGTTACCTCAGGCGGATTCCAATTTTCGTGACCGGCCCATGGTTCGTGCTGTGGTATTCTAATCATAAATTTTGCTTTTAGTGCTTCTATTGCTTCTGTTGCCTCGATTGCTTCTGGACTTGGTTCTGCAGAAGTTGCTTCTGCTGCGTCTGGGCCATTCATATGAATTACACTTGCAGTTTCATAATGTCCAGAAGATCTTATATTACTAGTGCCTCCTGAAGTGAGTCTTAAATCTCCTCCAGACTTTTGATGATTTACCCCAGTTGCTGTGAGTTTCATATCGCCGCCGCTATATCCGGCAAAACCTGCGGATCCTGTAAGATTGAGATTATTGTTTGCTATAATGTTGATATCATTTTGTGCAGTTTGGAATAGATCATTTGCAACAAGAACATTTTTATCATTGTTTACTTGTGTAGTCATATCATTTTCTACTAGAATATTTTTGTCATTCAGTACCATTGTTTTCATATCATTAGTTACGTGTATATCAAAATCATTTCTTACAGTAATTTTACCGTCAACTCCTACAAGTAAATCGTAGTTAATTGCTACACTTGTATTCATATTGTTATTGACTAAAAAATTAACATCTCTTCCTGCTTCAAAATTTATATCTCTGTCAGCATTGAAATTGAAATCATTTTCAGTATGAAAACTAATACTATCTTTTGCATAAACATCTAGTTTACCATTACTAGACATTTCAATCCATGCGGTACCTCTGCTGTTATTGATATAAATCAAATCTTCGCTAGTATTAATCATAATTTGAGCACCTGTACGTGTCCTCAATTTAATCATTTCGTTAGCAGGTCTTTCAACATCGCCACCTTTTTGGCTTGCTTCTTTATTAATATATTCATAAGGAGTATCTGCAGGCGATCCGGCACGTAAAAACTTATCGTCTCCGTCGTCTATAACTATACTGCTGCTACCTAATCTATTTACATGCATTGTTGCACGAGATTCTTTTATTCCAACGTTTCCTTGAGGTGATCCGCCACGTTTGTCTAAAGGCCCTGGACTACTAAATCCAACTACTGCACTTGGAAATTCACGTTGAGCACTTGTTGTTGTAATACCTCGTATATCGTCTTCAACTAAACCTTGTTCAACTAATGCAGCAACCATGTCTTCGTTGACAGGTCTTTTATATTTTATTAAATTATTTGTTTGAGGCTTAGTAATTTTTTTATTATATTCGCCTGCGGGCAATCTTTTGCCTTTATACTTAGAAGGAACTGGGCCGCTTAATTGTTCTGTGCTGGCTTGTCCACTAGGAACCATAAACGTCATACCTCTCTCAGGTATACAACCAAACCAGTACCCGAACTCACGGCTACCTTCTACAAATGTGCAAAGAACTAACGTTCCTGGATCAGGAGGAACGCCCCACCATCCATAACTTTTTTGTGTGTTAGCATAATTGTCATTTTTTCCTAAGTGTTGAGCGCCTGTTACTCCATAAAAAGGACTTGCATAATACACAATCGTTGTTTGTCCTAAGGTTTCTCCTATGCTACCTGCTTCAGTAGTTTTTAAAAGTTCAACTTCTAATCCACCTAAATAATAAGGATCAGCATGTTTTATAACTCTAGCAATATAAGGTCCTGAAGAAAACTTTTCTTGGCCAGGATCAATATTACGAGTGCTTTCTGCTTTTATTTCTTCATTCATTCATTTATTCCTTATAAGGGGATGCAATTGTTTGAGTTTTTTGAGCATCTTGTATTTTAATTGCATTAGCAGAAGTTGAGAAACTAGTGTCCTCTGGTTGCCCTCTTCTACGTAACAGTCTAAGGGTTTGTCTAAATTTATTAGATTGAAAAGAATTAGTAACTTCTATAACTCTATATAGACCACTAAACATTCCTACTAAAGTTGTGTCTTCAGGAAATATAGCAGTACCTTTATCTTCGTCCATATCAA